TTTTCTTCCTGTATGTTTTCTTCAGCCTGTTCAGCAATTTCCTTTACTGCATCAGCATCTTTCTTGCTTGAAAACCAAATACCGGACTGCATTGCTGCTTCATAGGCTTCCCATGATTCAACTAACTTTCTTTGACCATCAGAGCCATAAACGAATGCACGAAATACTTTCTTATCAATCACACGACCTTTATAGATTGCAGGTGTTCCCTTCATCTTTCCTCTCCTAAAAATGAAGCCCCCTTGCGGGGGCAACGAAGTGCTTACGAGCAGATACGAACGGCGAATTCTGGGTTGATTGCCACACCGCAGATTACGTCGATACGATCTAACTGTTCGTAGTTTCTGATATCAGCACCAAGAGAGTACGTCATTGCCAACTTATACAAGTCGGAATAACGGGTTACTGCTTCAACACCACCACGCAATTCTTTGATTGGAGGTGCAGCAAACACAACAGCTTGTGTGTGATAAGCCAAAGACACGTTATGAGAAGCTCGGAGTAAGATTTGCGCCCCGTCAGGAATAGCCTGAGAGATGTTTTGTCTTGCGCCACTGATAACGATAGTTGGGTTAACTGGAATGTCAGCAGTGTCACCGTCAGCAGAAATTACGTCTGCGGTCACAACAAACTGAGCGCGTTGTTCCAGAGATTCGTATGTTAATGGGTTAACCATGAACACTTCGGAGTCGTCATCAATTTCAATGATGTCGCCTTCTCTGAACACCAATGTTCCGGGAGCTTGACCTAAACCTTCAACGCTAATGGTATTACCATCAACGATTGGGCCGTTGGTCACTGTACCACCTAACAAGAAGCCAGCCGGAGGTGAACCACCCGCTTGACCAGCACCAGCGATTTGGCGAGTCAAGAAATTGGTTTTGAAGAAATCAAACCCAGACAAGTGACCGATGAAACCATCAATCAATGCACCGGTATTAACGGTCATGTTGAAGGTATTGTAAAGGTCATTTGACAAGTTAGCAGCAACACGAGGAGCAACAGCACCATAGCGTTTTCCATCTTCAGGAATCGCTAATTCGGTCATGTAAGCATCAGCACTTAAAATGGTGTTGAAGTCTACAGGAACGCCCGGAGTACCAACTGCTTGGTAGGTTTTCTTTTGGAATTCGCTAGCAATAAAGCGTTCAACCATGTTACCCAAACGCTTCGCACGGGGTGCGTTAGCCATTTCAAGGTATGGTTCATCACGTGCGCGATCAAAGGTTAAGTTAAAACCTGTGTATTCGAGCATGATACGGAACTGCTTTGTGATGCTTAAAGGTCTGATAACCTGTACGCGTGCTTCAGCGGTTGCACTAGCACCTTCACCGCCTAAATATCTTTCTTCTAAGCGATAGTCTAAGGTTTGGCCGGTTGCGAAGCGTAGGTTTTTGAAGTCGCCTTCAAGGTTACGATTGGATGTTCGTGCAAATGATAAGCTGTTCCAGAAACGCACGAACACGTCATCTAGAACATACTGAGTTTCCCTAAATAGATTAGACATTATTGTTCTCCATGAACAAATAATTAGAAAAAATACTCTTTCGAGTGCCTTTAACTTTTCATTCGTCCGACGGTCGACAATAATTACGCGTCTATTTTGGGTGATGGAATCCCTTACTCATCAAGGGAATAGTAGCTCTCATAACATGAATTTGTCAAATGATGACCGAATTCGGTTTTGTGATAACCGAATTCGGTTTGTGAGGTTTACATAGGATGAGGCGCACCGGGCATTTCTTCCGGCGTGAGGGTATGTTCACTTGACTTGTACTTATCACTTTTAGCCAAAGCCGTACCAAAGTGCATCAATGCAAGGTGCAAGGCTCGAAGTGCGAGTGTTACCTCGGCACAGGGAGGAGCCGCCGCACACATCACACCTGCAATCTCTTTAACAGCATCGTATGCCGCATTATGAACATTAATATCGGTTCCATCGAATTTCACACGACCAAAAATATCATCAACTAAACTCATCTTTTGCGCTCCTTAACGGTTTGCCTTATGGCGGTTTCTCACGGTAGCTAGGCGTTTTGCATCCGCTTTAGCCAGTAAATCATCCCCCGTCATATCCTTTTGCTTAGGGGTCACCTTACTTGTAGCATCCTCACGAACTTTTCCCAAGGGTCTAGGTGCTTTAGTCGTAGGTTTATTTCTGCGCATACGTTCCTCAAGCTTACCCATCTCAACCATGCGAGCATATGGGTCAGACAGTTTTGATATACGCTCAATCTCACCGGGTTGACGTTTAGCCGCAGCATAAATAAAAGCTGTAGGGTCAGCCATGCCACGTAATGCTTTCGTCATGTCATTGTGCATCGGCAGTTTGCCAACTACTTCCCTAAAGTCACTAAACCGTTCCATACCCTGTTGGAATTTCTCATGGAATTGACGCTCTGCATGTTGCTCGCGCATATCCCGTTCTTTTTCCTGATCTTCGTTGTGCATATTTTTAACAGTATGCTTAACAAAGTCTGTCAACTGTTGTTGCCATGACGCCTCATCATTAGGGTCGTACTTGAAATCAGCGGCGGCCTTTTGGACTTGGGTGCTGGCACCTTGGTTTGACAATTGTTGGCGCAAAGCTTGGATTTCGCGTTCGCGTTGCTCAATCTCACGCTGGTGTTGTTTCTCTTTGCGGTCAAGACGGTCTTTCATGCCCTTAGACATGCGTTCCTTCTTGTTGCCGTACTCATCTTCCTCGTCGGAATCCGCACCGGAATCCGCGTCGGATTTAGAATCCGGTTTTTCATCTTCATCGTCCGTATCAGGCTCTGATTCGTCCGTGTTATCACCAGAATCGTCCGACCCACTATCCGATTCGTCCGTATCATCGTAAGTCGGGGTGTCTGTATCTTCTTCGATTGGTGCTTTCTCTTTTGGTTCTGGTTCCTGCTCTAGTTTATCCTTATGCTCTGGTGTTGCTGGTTGTTGTGAATTACCTACGCCCATTAACAAATCATCAATATTACTTATGTTACTCATGTTTTCCCTCTCTACGTTGGTTTACTGAATCTTTGATGTCAAAATCTTGACCAAGTTATCAGCGTGCGCGATATCCTTATCTGATTCGGTACGATGAGCTTCAGCCATAAAACGCATTTTTCCGTCCTCAAGCTTTGTTGCGAGTTCAAGTTTTGCAATCTCAAGTTTCATACGCTCAATCACAATTTCTGATTCAGACTCTTTGACTTTCAATGCAAGCTCTTGCTGCTTAAGTTGTAACTGCGCTTGGTTAAAAGCTTGTTGCTGTTGCATTTGTTGCTGTTGGACTTGTAAAGCTTCTTGCTCAGGTGTTGGCCCCTGTTGTTGTGGCATCTCGCCCGTTTTACCCGCTTCAATAATCGCAGGTGATACACGCGTTTTGAGTCGGTTTTTAATCTCAATTGTATTAGAAAGCGGTAGGTTTTCAGCGTAGAGGTCAGCCACCAAATTAAACGTAGTCGGGTCAATCTGTAACACATCTTTGAGGGATTGAAGTGCCACTTCTTTCTGGCCTTCGTAGGATGGGCCGGGCTTCAGTCTGACTTGATATGTGCCTTTTCGGATATCGTTTTCAATACTCACACCATAGTCATCAACTTCGCGGTTGACGGTGACAGTTTTCATTCCCTTATCAGGCATCATTAGGGTTAACACACGTTCGCTATCGTAAACCCTTGGTATCATTTCGTTGACGATTTCCCCACCAGTGGCGATGGCACGATTGATTGAATTAAAAAACACAAACGTCGCATAGCTGCCTTGTCGTGTTCTGGCATCAATTGCAGCACCGGATGCTTCATCACCTGCTTGACCCATTCGCGCAGGATACAATCCGCTTGAAGTGTACAAGTCTTGGATGGCGAGTTCATATTGTTGGAAAAGAGATTGCGACAATTCAGGCGGCCGCACTTGCTCTGGTTTGTTTCCGTTGGGTGATTCGTCATAAGCGAGCAATCCTTGCGTTGCCGTCGGGTCTTTCCAGTTGCGCATCGTATCCATACTCGATACGTTTTTCTTCGAGCCTATCCATTGGTCATATCGGCTGACCTTAAGGATATAAGCCGATTGAGTTCGGAGATAGTTAATGTATCGCTGGGTATCCCGGCAATCTCCAAAGAATGAACGCGTAACTTGCTTACCTGACTTGTCGTAATAACTGTTGTTGTCAACGAATACGAGGGGCAATTGCTCGCTTGGGAATTCTGTTTTATCGAGTTCATATTCACCTGCAATACGGTAATGCACAATTTTATGTTTCTTGGATGGGCGTTTTTCTTCAATGCGTACCATCTCTTGACCATCCCATAATGTCATGGTGTCGATGGTTTCTTTTTCCTCAATGGGTGCGCCTTTCTTGGCTGGTGTGATATCCATACCATTTTCACGTGGCAAGATATCCTCATCACCTTGCATCCCAAACCCTTGTGGGTTATAGGGTTGACCTTGTTGCTCTTGGGGTTGACCCTGACCCATTTGGGACAACTGCGCAGCTAAATCCTGATTGTCCCCACCTTCCATGGGTGGTTGTCCGGGTTGGCCACCAGCTTGTTGTTGCATTTGCTGCATGGCTTCCATCTGAGCATCCATCGCCATGTTTTTCGCATTAATCTCGTGCGATCTTTCAACGAGTTCGTCCATTTCCTCTTGGTTTAAAACATTACCGTTTGACAAACGATAGAGCGTATCTTTCTCAAACTTGCGCACATAATGGTCAATGATAGTGATTGACTCATCATCCGCCCACATGAATGGATTGCCGGTCTCATCAGGTTGGACAGCGAGGGCAATTTCCTCCTCAGTCTGAGTAATACTGCTTGTCTTTAGGATGGCTTGCTCAATGTCTTTGCCATAGACTTGGCGAAACTTCTTGCGCGTCATGCGTGATAGATAACCACAATGTGTACCGTCTGTTTTGTTAACGGTTTCAGCACCTACGTCCCAATAGCAACGCGTCGCATCCTTGAAATACCAGTACTCGATATCCTGATTGAATGATTTGCTATGCGAATAATCCGTACCCACACAGAATGCACCGAAGCTACCAATAGCTGCTTGCGCTGCCGCTACTTGATACGCAAGTGTTGCTGAAGTTGAAAACATAATATCTTTGGTGATGATCTCACGAAGTGATGCAACCTTTTCATCACATCCTGTCATCGGTACGACTTGTAACTGTGGGGTATTTTGTTGCTGCTCGCCCAACAATGAATTGGCCATTGTGCCAAGTTTGTTTGAAGTGAGAGGGACTTTCCGGTAGGTTTTTACCATGTCATCTTCTTCGTCCTCAGTCCATTGCTGGCCTAATACGAATGAGTGCATGGTATGGTAAAGGTCTATGTTTTGTTTGAAGGTTTCGTAAAACTTCTCATAAGCAATACGAGCTTCACGCGCAATCTTTTCATTGATTCTGGCCATGGGCAATCCTTTGTGTTTGTCAACTTATCCTAAGTTGATTGACAACTTTCTATCCTTTCATTGTCAACCTCAAATCAGCATTCCAGCATGTCTGTCCGGTAATCTATTGGGCTGATATCCGCCCTCTGATACGTATTCTCCACCATAAAATGTTAATGTTAATGCAACCGCAGTATCAGGGGACAAACAACCTCGTTTCTTCAAGTCCTCTGTACTTTCAATCTGCAACCTGTCGCTTGAATCGTATTTATAACCTATCACTGTCAAGTCAGTTTGTAACTCATCGCTATCAGGAATTTGCACCGGCATATCCTGATTAAGCCATTCGCGGGTTCTATCCCATAACTCAGCCCGACAGTTTTTGTACTTGTCCTTTTCCTCAGCCCGGTTTGCCACATTCACGCCTATAACAATGTCCGTGTAACCCAACTCATGCAGCCTATCAACCGTTCCGGCTCCAATGCCTATACAGTCAATACATACACGCTTCGGCTTCTCATTTTCAATAAGTCGCTTGACAATTCCCGCAAGTTCCATCGTATCAATATTGTAATATGTATCAAGACCAAAACATTTACGACCTTTACGACGGATGATTGCCGTACGGTCATCACCCTTTCTGGCCGGGTCAACACCTATAACAAGTGCGTTTTCACTCTCAACAGTTGTCCCACGTGCCTTTTGCACTGCATCCATATGAATGAACGTATCAGTAATGGATGATAGAAACGCCTCCTCATCCGTGAATGGATACTCTTGCCTAAACTTTCTACACTTTTGCTCATAATCACCCTTAAAGTCTTGCAGCTTGATACGCCGCCAGTTTAAATGTCCGGGCTTTAATCCATTGCCCCCAAACTTTTCTAGCCATTCCTTTTCCTCTGGATTTGGCTTGAACGCTGGGTCATCAATACAGTATTCGTCTTGCCAGTACCAAGGCACAAATATAGCTTGATACCTTGTCTTACCATTCTTGGCTTCTATCCAATCCGAATAGAAATCATTACTCTGGCCATTAGCTGTTGACTCTTTGATGATCTCGGTATCGGCCATCTCAGCCACGGTCTGTAACAATCCCAGACTGATGCGTGATGCGTCCTTGTAGAAACCATACTCAGATAAATGCAAATACTGGTTAGTCATCGACCGTCCAATTTCAACACTTCCTGCCGTCCCTACCCGATAACCAGACCCCAAACCATTGTACATCAGCGTATTATCGTTCTTTTTATCAGGGCTTGGAAATATCGATGTATCAATGTTCTCGCTATACCGTTTCGTCATCTCAAAGATTGCGCGTGTGGCATCAGAAAGGTGAGTCAGGATAAATGCTTTCTTACCACGTTTGGTCACAATCTTATGAAAGAACCGGGCTTGAACATAAGTTGATACACCCTGTTGCCGTCCTTTTAATATCAATGCTCGAACCTTACCCGTTGCCTTGTATTGAGCCTCAAGGCGTTCATGTACATAAAGTTGCGCCCGGTTCATATTAAATTTACGTTCAGCACCGAGCTTGTCATGGATGATTAAAAAGTTTTTCGCAAACGAAGGTAATGATTTCAATACCTGAATTAGCCTAGCTTCATCCATGCTTAATCCACCAGTTTATCAATGAGCATTTCCACAATTGATTTATCGTTAGGGTTTTTTTCTTCTACCTTGTCGCCATACTGTTTGGGCAATAATTTAGCAGCCAGAAACTTACGCGTATCAATACGTAACCGTGAGCGTTGGACATGCTCACCGTTTATTTTCCAGCCAATACTTTCGCCATCATCACCGAATGTTTCCATCCAATCGTTAGTGCCATCATCCGCAATATCAAGCATTTCTTCAGCTAGTAAATCAGCCTGAAAAAGCTTTGCTCGTGCGTATTGGGCGGAAAAGTCAGGATATTGGAAACGCCATAGGTTAACGGTTGACTTATGTGGCAAATCTTCGTGGAGTTCGCAGAGGCGAGCGAGGCCAAAAGTTGTCGTTGCGACACGCTCACAAATAAGGTCAGCCAACTCCGGAGTAAATAAAGTTGGCCGACCCATTTGTTTCTTCTCCTCCGGTTTTTTTTTCGGAGTAGCCATTAGTTACGGCCCTGCTTGTTCGTTTCTCTTTTCACCCTTCATATCGTCACCAGCCGCACCCGGTTCACAATATTTAGGCTGTTGCTTGTTTTGCATTTCAACGCGTTTGCCATAAGCACTTGGCACACCATTGTAATGGGTGTTGCCTTCGTCGCCATCGGCAGACGTATAGTCTTTAACATCGCTCATACTGTTTCTCCCTGTAAATAAATTATTAATCGATTAATAACTGCGTACGTTCCCTACGTTAGCAAATCAACAATAACACAAAAGTCAAGAGCTTGTGAATGCAAAGGGTTACCACAGTTCAACAATTGAACCCTACAAACTGTTATACCGGTTCAAGTATTGATATAACAACAGTTGACATGTAGTCCAACACTTGATAGACTGCTCTCATCAACAACGTACTGAGGGCAACAAAATGACAAAGATAACCATCGCTACCGTTAAACGCTTCATCAAAATGAACCCTGAATTTTTGTTTATTAATATCAAAAGCCGATTCGATGGCATGACCGATGGCGTTGAAGATAGACATGGTGGCTTTCAAAAAATAAGAAAGGCAAGCCAATTTCATGAAAGAACACAAGGTTATGAAGGCGTCAATTTTACAGGTTCAACAAAAAACTGGTGTGAACGTTATGAAGATGAATTTTACCAAGGATTCAGAGTCGATAACTGCTGCGGTTGCTTTATCGTAGCGATTTTAAAAAGAATTTAAGATGGGCCGCCCTAGGGGTCTGAACACCCCTAGTTTGGCAAAACAACACAACTAACCCCGATTCAAGGAGAAAACTTATGTCAGCTAGAAATATACCACAACCAGTCAGTGCGAGTATTATAAAAATATCTCACAACTTTAAATTTTACTTTAAAGACCGAGATAGATCGAAATGGGTCAATGGAAGGCCAGTGTTAATGAACGGTGATGTGTGGTGTCCCATGTGTGAAACATGGCACGCGAATAACAGCCTTTGTCAACAATCATTTTAAGGAGAAATACCATGAATAGAGAATTACGAAGCTTTGCCCAAGAATGCGTGGAACATTATGCAAAATTTGATGGCGGCTGTTATGCCCTCGATGTTCACGAATTACCTGACTTTGTTCAACATGAATTTGCAGCCCTTATCATCTCTCACGATGAAGCCCTAGGGAGTGAAGCGACCGGGCCTGATAATAAGCATTGGGATAAGAAGATGTTGCCAGCCCTCACAAAATACCTTAAAAACTCGACTGACAAAGACGAAGCGATTGAGTTTAACAACGTATGGCGTGATTGTGTTACTGACTATATGGCCTCCCAAATGCAAGAAATGCTTGATGATTGCATGGATGATTTTAACTCTGATCATGGTTATTCGTTTGATTCAATGAGGGAATACGGTATTCCTGCTCATGGCCCAATTTAATTAAGGAAAATATCATGGAAAAGTTCGGACTTTATAATTACAAGATTTTTCAAAACATAGGTTTACCCGGATGGTTTTATCAGATTTTTGACGATGATGGTAACGTCATCAGAGAAGCAAAAGAGATATTCCAGTATGAAGGAATAGCCCGCTTTGCAGCCATTGGTCACATATCATTGCTTGAGCAAGGGAAAGGATAAAGGGCATTTTGTGGATGCCCTTAAAAGACCTCAGCTTTGCACTTGAACATTTTTAGCAACTGGCCCTTTGGGTGATTGAGCAGTTTCAAATGAAACCTTGTCACCCTCTTTCAAACTTTTAAAGCCTGAACCTTGGATTTCTTTAAAATGTACAAAAAAATCGCTGCCTTCAGATTCGATAAACCCATAACCTTTGCCATCGTTAAACCATTTAACTGTGCCGTTTCTCATTTAAGTCGTGTCCTTACATTAAAAATCAATTCCTATGGGGTAAATTTACGTTTCCTGCCACTTTATCGGGCGACCCCTCACCAACACCCTTGTAAAGATTGTAATGCTCATACCACTTTCCTGTGCCGTCTGCGTAGTTGCACATTCCTTGCTCTTTCCACACTCTTACGAAGCAATCCAGAGTTTCGAATGAAACCAGCCCTTGTAACATATCGTTTTTGTCATCTTTGCTCAAGAGCCTTTCAGAAATCAGCTTGGGTGCAATGCCATGCTTGATGGCGCACTTAAACAACATCCTTTTGCATTCTTCCACCGTCCTTGTGGTTTCCATGGTCAATGGCTCATCGTGCTACATTTCATATCTTTAATCATTGACCGTAGGCTTTCTGGCATTGGAGCGCGTTTAATTTCTTCATGTTGGGCTATATGTTCGGCTTCTCTGTCCATTTGTTCCTTACTTTGAGCTTTATTGTTCATACTCTCAGCAAAAGAATGAGCTTTTTCATTTTCTTGCCGCCAGTCTTTTTTGCTCTTTCGAGGCTTCTCACAAAAGCTTTTCTTTTTATAAGCTTTAGAATTTGTATGTGTTTCTTTTATAGGTGTATCAAAACCAGTAACTGGTTTCTCGGCTGCCGGGTTTTCAGTATTGTGGGTGCATTTTTTATCCAAACCTGTGGATAAGTCACCAGTACCCGGATTTTCAGTATTGTGGATGGGAACGAACTCACGACCGTTTCTGACATTCAATGTCCAGTGAGTAAATTTACCCTCCCCGTCCCGCAGCGCATGGGGTTCCGCAAGATTGCAATCTTTCAAGACAGCCAGTTTTTTGTCTAATTTATCCCGACCCCATCCAAAGTGGGTGCGAATGTGGTTTTTGTGAAATTCCCAATTCGGGGGCAGCGTCTGCAAAAATATCCACAGACCGAGAGCCTCGGCGTCTTTCAAACCTTGTGCCACATGATTTGGGATTAT